CTATTTCTTCGCCTTCTTCAACTCCACGACCCGCTCCCGCCGGCCGGCGACGATCCGGGCCGCTTCGAGCGCCGTTGAATCCTGGACCTGGCAATACCGATCAAACGCTTTGTTTGTTTCGTGGCCGCTGGCCTTGCGTGCCATGTCGGTTGAGTAGTTCCGGCTCAGCTCCGTGGTAGTGGTGTGCCGGGTGCCTCCGTACAGGTCGAGCCCCTTTATTCCCAGCGTCTGACATGCGCGGTGCCAGTATTTCCGAAAATACGCCGGGCCGAAGGGGGAGCCGGCGGCGCACCCCTGGAGGTTGCCGCTGTGCCGGAAGAACGGGGCTTCGCCGACGCCGGGGAACTGTGCCCTGAACTGGCGGACTCGTTCGACATGCTCCGGTATCAGGCGGATGGTTTTCATGTGGTTTTTGCGCTTGGTGGGGCGGCGAATGACCAGGACGCTGTTTTCCAGATCGAAATCCGCCTCCGTGACCCGGCGCAAGTCGTCGGGCCGCAGCGCGGTATAGGTGGCCAGCATCTCGACGCCGAAACCGATTTTAGGATTGATCGGGTCGGCCAGTTCGCAAATTTTATCGAGGATCTGGCTTTGCACCTCCCAGCTCGTGAAATTGCGGTATGCCAGCTCGTATTCGATCCGGGGGAAGGTCGGCACTTGGGCGAGGTTGATCACGTTGCGGCGCAGCAGGAATTGCCAGAAGTCGTGCAGGCTGGATTTGTAATTGTGGCGGGTTTTTTCGCTGATGCCCTGGAGCGAAAAAAGAAAGTCCTCGATGTCGGCGCCGTTGATTTCCTTGACGTTTTTCTGCTGAAAATAGTCTTGCGCCTTGCCGATGTAATTCCGGACCTCCTTGAACGACTTGAGCGACCGCTTGCGGTTGAGATATTGCTCGGTCAGGGTAGTAAAACTGAGCGGCTTGTCTTTCTGGTAGTCGCGCTGATCGAACGTGCCCTCGTCGGTTTTGTACCGAAGGCCGGTCAGAAACCGGGCCGCCTGTTCGTAACTGTTGAAATTCTTAAACACGGCGGGCGGGAAACGGACGATGAACTTTGAGGCCCGCAGCTCCGGGTGATCGGGGCAGAGCAGAGCGGCGCGTACCTCAATGTGTACGAATTTCGCCCCACAGATCGGGCACCGCTGCCGGGTTGTGATTGTCCCCTTCATGCAAAGGGACATACCAAGGGCCGTTTGCATTCGCAAGTCCGATTTTCTTTTATTTTTCGCCAGGTTGCGTTCCCGTTTGGGAATCAGTGCGCCCTGGTCGACCTCTGAACTCTCTGCTGCTCCTCCGCCGCCCACAGGTGCTCGTAGCTTACGACCGTCCTGTGGTGAAGGCCCGCCAGCTCGGCATAAATAGCCGGGGCTGGGGCCGTCAGGAACTCCGGGGGCAGGTCTCTCACCGTGATCGGATCGACGAACAGCGGCGCGAAACACTCCCCGTCTGTCGCCTCGACAATCATGGCGGCCGGCTGGCACCGCAGCACGCGCAGGGCAGCATTCAGCCCGGCCCGTGAGGCCGGGAACTTGCCGACCATCTGGTCACCATCACGAAACAACTTGATGTTCGCTTTCATTTTTTGCCCTCCAGGAGCCTGACCGCGGAATAAACGGCCAGGCAAAGCAGGATTCCGAATACCGCCAGCCCGGCCAGCGCCGCCCCGATGACAGCATCGTCGGAGGCATCCGCCGGCAGGGCTGAAACCAACAGATTGGCGAAGAACCGCGTCGGATTCATGGCTGGTCCTCCAGTTGACGAAAAATCGAAAGGGGGCTGCCCTTGGCGTGTGTGAGGTGCCAGCCGCCACAGACAGGGCAGAGGTAGGTGACCGTCCTGATTCCCTGGCGCCACAGCCCCCTGGCGCGCGCCTTGGCGTCTTGCTCGGTTCCGTATTTCTTCTTGCGGCGACATGTCCTCAGGTGTTTACGACGATTCGTCATGACTTCCTCCCTCGGGTTCCCATTTGGGAACCAACCTAAGCCCACCAGGCCAAGAGAGTCAATAATTATTTTGGGAAGTCATTTGGGAAAACTTTTGGGAATTTATCTTGACAGGGTAAAATGAGCCTGTGTAAAGTCGGCTTGCTGGATGATTAATTTTCCAATGGGGAGAGGGACGAAATGGAAATCCTGAGACGGAACGAGAAGCGCGAACTCCTGCAAAAAATAACCGTGGCCGTCGGCAAGTGCCTGGAGCGTTGGAACAGCGACAAGGGCTGGACGGATATTGAAATTTCCCGGCAAACCGGCGTCCCAACCAACCGCCTGGCTGAGTATAAAGGCTTCGCCCGACACGGCCGGGCCGTGTCGGAAAAACATCTGTTGGCGCTTATTGAGAAAGGGTTTGTGACTGTGGAGCAGCTGAGACAAGAAGCGGCAAAGGAGGGCGGCTTGAGTGAGCGTGAGGAAAGCTTTCTCGACGGCATCGCGGCGGTCGAAAGCGAATCCCTGCGGGCGAAGATCTTGCGGGCGCGTCGGGCCGGGATCGACGTTGAGAAACTTTTGGAGGACGCCATGAAGCGGGAGTAGTGTGTCCCACGCCCAAAGGTTCCCATTTGGGAACCTTTGGGGGACTATTTCAAAGGTGGCCAGAGAGCTGGCTGGAATAAACCTACAGCAAACCGTTTTAAAAAGATGTGACCAGGGTCACGGAAAGGGGATTTCAATGCTGAAAAAATTGATTGAACGGCGCGACGCCATCAACGCCACGCTGGCCGAAATCAACGCACAGGCGGCAGCGGTGCTTGAGCAGCTGACCGAGGTGGAGGAGTCGATCAAGATCGAGATTGCCGGACCGGTTGCCGAGGCCCGGCGGCTGGCGGCCAAGGACACCGGGACGGTTGACGTGCTGGTCCAGGGGGTCATGGTCAAGCACTGCGTTGACAAGCGGGTGGTGTGGGATCAGGAGAAACTGGCGGCACTCCGGGCGAGAATCGCCGAGTATGGCGACGAGCCGGACGCCTACATGAGAAGCAAGACGACGTATAGCGTTCCCGAAAAAGATTACAAATTCTTCCCCGAGCCGGTGCGAGCGATCTTTGCCGAGGCACGGGAGGTCAAGGCGGGGACGCCGAAGATCACCTTCGACTTGGAGTGGAGGGGATAGGCATGAAACGGATTGAGATGGAGATCGAGCTGCGCGACCCGGCAACGCTGGAACCGCACCCACTGAACGCGGAGATTTACGGCGACGGGGCCGACGCCGAGCTGGTGCAAAGCGTGAAGGAACAGGGCGTGATGGAGCCGCTGCTGGTGACGATGGACGGGGTGATCATTTCGGGTCACCGGCGCTGCCACGCGGCCAAGCTGGCGGGTCAGCAGGTGCCGGTGCTGGTGGTGGATTTTGGCACCCTGCGCGATGAGGAGGAAGCGGTGATTCACAACAACCGCCAGCGCGAGAAGACCACCGAGGTGCGGGCACGGGAGTTCGCCCGGTTGAAACAGATTGAGGCGGGGCGGGCGAAGGGACGGCAGGTTGAGAGCGCATTAAGGAACCAGCCGCAAAGTCTGAATGGGGCAAATTTGCCCTATTCAGAACCCGAAGGCAGAGCCCGCGACATTGCCGCCGAAAAGGTGGGGCTTAAACCGCGCACGGCGGAGAAGGCGGCGCAGGTGGTTGAGGTGATCGACACCCTGAAGGAGCGGGGGGAGGTGGAGCAGGCCGACGAGCTGCGGGCCAAGTTGAACAAGACCGTCAATGGAGCCTTCAAGGAGACGAAGGGCGTCAAGGCAGTGGAGGCGGCTGCGCGGCAGGGCAGGAAGGCCAGTCCGAAAGAAAAACACTTCCGGCTGATTTCCCCCGTCAGATATCAGTCGTTGCACAGAGACCTTTTTAATTTTTTGGCGGCGCAAGACCGGGACGGTTGGCCGGACATGCCGAAATACGCGGCGGTTGAGAGCATTGAAGAGATTTTAACTTTTCTCAACAGGTAATCACAGAGGAGGAGGAGATGTTCAAGAAAACCAGAAGAGAACTTGAGCTTATCGAGCCCTGCGACGCGGAAAGGCTGCGGCAGCACAACATTTTTGATGGGCAAAGAAATGTCCGGGAGAGCCATGTCAACATGCTGGCGGACGAGATCAGGCGCGGCACGTTCCTGACCGGCGATATTGGCCTCGCAAGGCTGGACGGGAGAATATATCTGGTGAACGGGCAGCACACAATTTTAGCGGTTGAGCGGTCGGGCATACCTATCGAGGCGGTCGTGTCCTGGTACCAGTGCGAAACAAAGGACGACGTTAGCGATCTGTTCCGCCGCTACGACAACAATCTTGTTCGAAGCCTGCGGGACGTTTCCATTGTGGAGGGGAAAGCCCTGGGCCTGGAGTGGAAGGAGCGGATTGTGCAGCTCGTCGTGACGGGCGCCGCCATGAAGCTGGGAATGTATCAAAACAGGGCAACGAAAAACCAGAAAGCGGAACTCCTGAAAAGGTTTGTCAAGCATGGGCAGTTCTTGGCCGAGGTTCTGGAGCCCTGGAGCAAATCTGCACACTTGAGGCGGGGCGCCGTCGTTCATGCCATTTTTGAAACGTTCGAGAAGGACGATTCTTTTGCCTATGTTTTCTGGGAAAACGTAAAAACGGGGGAGAAGCTGTATTGCGATGATCCCGAGTACCTCTTGAGGGAGTTTTTGATCACGAAGGGCACGAGCAGGCCAAGCGACAAAGAGGTGTTGTACCGCTGTCTTCTGGCCTGGAACAACGCCAGAAAGGGGATAAAAATCAAGATATTGAAGTATCACTCAAGTGCGGCAATACCGAAGGCAATCTAAAAAGGAGACACTCCCATGAGCTTCACCCTTGACGCAATCAAGCCGGCCAACGCCAACTGGCAGGCACAGAAGATCCTGGTCTATTCGGTCCAGGGTTTGGGTAAGACGACTTTCGGCGCGACGTTCGAGGCGCCGATCATCGCCCGCACGGAGGATGGTGCCGGCGCGCTTAACGTGCCGACATTCCCGCAACTGATCACCACGTTCGCCGACATGGAGGCGGTCATTACCGCGCTGCATGGCGAGCACCTGTTCAAAACCCTGGTCCTCGACTCGCTCGACTGGCTGGAACCGATTGTGTGGGTCAAGCAGATCGAGGCCATGCCGCACAGCGAAAAGGGCCGCGAGGTCAAGAACATCGAGGACTATGGCTTCGGCAAGGGCTACCACATGGCGCTCGACTGGTGGCGCTATCTGATGGGCGGGCTTGACTCCCTGCGGTTTCGCAAGGGCATGACCGTTGTGCTGGTGGCCCACTCCGAGGTCAAGCGCTACGACAGCCCGGAAACGGACCCCTTCGACCGCTACGGCATCAAGCTGCACCGAGGCGCGTTCGCCCTCTGGCAGGAGTGGGCGGACATGGTGCTGTTCTGCAACTACAAGACGCGCATCCACTCGGCCGACGTGGGCTTCAACAAGGAAATCAAGCGCGGCGAGGGATCGGGCGAGCGGGTGATCTACACCGAGGAGCGGCCCGCGTACCTGGCCAAAAACCGCTGGGGGCTGCCGCCGGAAATCTACATCGGCCAGGACAAGACCTGGGCGGCGTTCCACCGGGAGCTGAGCAAGGCCACCGGCGGGCGCTATGCGGTGCCGGAGTGCGTCAAAAACACGTCCACCACTTCCCAAAAGGGAGCCGAAAAGGAGAAGGATAAATGATCAATCTGGGCGAAGCACAAGAGCAGAAAGAGCACGGCGGCGCGGGGCAGATCCCGCCCAAAAGCCTGGTCAAGGTGCGGCTGGAGATCCGCAAGCCGAAAAAAGCCGACCCGCAAGACGCGGCGGTCACGATCTGCTCCAGCGGGCTTAAGGGGTTGGACTGCGAGTTCACGGTGGTGTCCGGCCGGTTCGAGGGCTCGCGGATTTGGGAGAATATTTTCCTGCCCCCGGCCATGCAGTCCATCCAGCTGACCAAGGGCCAGGAAGGCGTCTGCAACGGCGGATTTGCCCGGTGCCGGGCGATCATCGAGGCGGCGCGGGGCATCGATCCGGACGACCCGGCGGGCAACCGGAACATCAATAGCTGGTTCGATCTGCACGGGCTGGAGTTCCCCGCCAAGGTCGGGGTCGACAAGCCGAAGGCGGGCGACCAGTACGTCAACAACAACATTGCCAAGGTGCTGACGGTCAAGGACGAGGAGTTCAAAACCGTCATGGGCGGCGGCGAGGTCATCACCGACGAGCCGCTGCCCGAGATTCCGGCGGGGGCACCGGCCGGGGCGGGCAGCGTGGCCAGTGGCCCACCGGCGGGATGGGGGCAGCAGGCGCCGCCACCGGGCGACAGCGACGCACCGCCGGCGAAGCAGAAACAGAACGTGCCGGCCTGGGCGCAATAGCGGACAGCACCAACCTTTGCCCCGGCGGCTTCCTCCTTGGGCCGCTGGGGAATTTTTGAGGAGAGGGACCAATGAATAGCCACGCGGAACAGATTATTGACTGGCAGCGGCAGAACATCGAGGACAAGGATTCCGTCATCGCGGCGCTGAAGGATGGGCGCAAAGCCCTGCACGAGTTGGTCAACAAGCTGGCAGCGGAAAACGCCGAGCTGCGGCGGCGGCTGGCGGCCGTCCAGGTGGAGTGCGAGCGGGGGATCGAGGATTTTTTCAGGGGGAAGAAGGAGGAAGACACGGCCAACGAGGATGTTCGCGGGCAGGTTGCGCCGGTACAGCTGGATGTTTGCGAGTACATCGCGCGGATGGAGCGAGCCGGGCAATGAGGGCGACCCCTACCGGCAAGTTGGGCTGGAGCCTGCCCGATACCTATTGTCCCGAGATCCCCGGCCTTGAGGGAGAGCCAAATTTCTGGCTGGCCAGCTGCGAGGCCAAGCGGAGAAGCGGGCTGCATGAGTGCTGCAACGCCTGCGTCAAGTACCGCGACAAGCCGAAACAGCAGGCGCAGCCGAAACAGCAGGCGCAGCCGAAACAGCAGGGGGTGCTGAAACAGCAGGGGGTGCTGAAACGGCAGGGGCAATCGATGCGAATCAGGCGGCCGAAGGCCGGGACATGCGCACGGTTGATCATGGACATGGTCAAGGAACATCCCGACATGCGCTCGCGGGAGATTGCCGAGCAACTCGGCTGCTCCCAGCGCACGGCCTGCAATACCTTGAGCCTTATTCGGCAGGGGGTGCTGAAATGATCCTGCGGCCGTATCAGGGCCGGGCGGTGAAAAACTGCCTGGACGCCCTCAAAAAACACGGCAACACCCTGCTGGTATCCGCGACCGGATCGGGCAAGACGGTCATGCTCTCGGCCGTGGCGGGCGAGCGGCTGACGGGCGGCGGGCGGGTGCTGGTCCTGCAGCACCGCGACGAGCTGACCGGCCAGAATAGCCGGACGTTTCGCCAGGTTTGTCCGGATTTTCCCGTTTCCTACTACTGCGCCGATCAAAAGTCATGGCGGGGGCAGGCCACGTTCGGCATGGTGCAGACCCTGTGCCGGGACACGGCGCTGGATTCCATGCCCCGCCTGGATCTGCTGGTCATTGACGAGGCGCACCACGTCGCGGCCGACAGTTACCAGCGGATAATCGATCGGGCGCGGGCGCTGAATCCCGACCTTGCCGTTTTTGGCGTGACGGCGACGCCGGAGCGGTCGGACAGGCGGGGGCTGGCCGGGACGTTTGATAACGTGGCCGACGCGATCACGATAACCGAGCTTGTCCGGGCCGGGCATCTGGTCCCGCCGGTCGGCCGGGTGATTGACATCGGCACGCAGGACCAGCTGCGGCGGGTGAAAAGGTCGGCGGCCGACTACGACATGGCCGAGGTCGAGGCGATCCAGAACACCACGATTCACAACCGGCAGATTGTCGATTACTGGCTGGAGCACTCCAGCGACCGGCCGAGCGTGGCGTTTTGCTCAACGGTCAAGCACGCCGAGGACATGCGGGACGCGTTTCGCGTGGCGGGCGTGGCGGCCGAGGCGGTCCACGGCGAGCTTGGGACGAAAGAGCGCCGGGCGATTCTGGCGGCCTATGACCGGGGCGAAATCCCCATGCTGTGCAATCCGATGATTCTGACCGAGGGCTGGGACGCTCAAATTTGCTCGGCAATCCTGCTGCTGCGAACCAGCTCCCAAAAGTCCACCATGATCCAGATGGCGGGCCGGGGCCTGCGCAAGCTCGACCCCCGGCGGTATCCGGGGCGGGTGAAGCGCGATTGCCTGATTTTGGATTTCGGCATCTCCCTGCTGACCCACGGCGACCTGAACGTTGACGCGGTGCTCGGGAAAGCGAAAGACCCGGCCGAAAAGGGCGAGGCCAGGAAAAAGAGCTGCCCGGAGTGCAAGGCCGAGTTGCCGGTCCAGGTCAGGGAGTGTCCGCTGTGCGGGTACGAGTTCAAGGTCGAATTGACCGAGGGCGGTTTTTATAACGAGCTGGAGGAGTTGCGGCTGATCGAGATTGACCTGCTCAACAACTCGCCGTTCCGCTGGATTTCGCTGTTCGACTCCGACCGGGTGCTGGTGGCGACGGGGTTCGATAGCTGGGCGGCGGTCACTTCTGTTGACGGTGAGAACTGGTTCGCCATCGGCGGCCAGGGGCGCGAGGCGCAGTTGCTGACCATTGCCAACCGGGTGGGCGCGGTGGCATCGGCGGATGACTTCATGCGGGCCAACGAAACGAGCCGCAGCGCGAAGAAGGCGGCGGGCTGGATGGGCCACCCGGCGAGCCAGAAACAGGAGCAGACGCTGGGGCGGTTTGGCTACGCGGGTGGCCATTATTCCAAGATCGAGGCGGCGGCGCACCTGACGTTCAACTTCAACCGGCAGACAATCGAGCGGGTCATGGGGGTGGCGGCATGACCGGCCTGAAAGCCCTGGCCGCCACGGCGGGCGTGGGGGTGCTGTGAACCGACAAATCGTTCAAGCCACCTTGAGCTTGCAGCCCAGCGCTTCCGTCACCTTGACAATGGTGTCAAAGCGCGGATTACCACCCTCGGCCAGCGATTTGTACAGGCTGGCGCGGGTGACACCGGCTTTTTTCGCCACCTCTGTCATGCCCATGGCGCGGGCGGCTGTATTCAGAGCGTGGATAAACACGTCCGGGGAGCCGTCCTCCGCCGCGGCTTTGAGAAACTCGCGGATATCTTCCTCGGTCTCCAGGTGTTCGGCAATGTCGAAGGGTCGTGTTTCAAGGGCCATCATTGCAGTCCTCCATCTGGTTCAAAAGCTGCTGTGCCAGAGCAATATCTTTTTTCTGCGTCGATTTATCGCCACCGGCCAGCAGAAAAATGATTTCGCGCCCACGCACCGTGTAATACACGCGAAACCCAGGGCCGAAAAACAGCCGCAGTTCAAAAAGACCGTCACCGATTTGTTTGTGGTCGCCGAACGACCCAACGGTCATGGCGTCGATCCGCTGGGCGATTCTTGCGCGGCACTGCCGGTCTTTTATGCCGGAAAACCATTTATCAAATTGTCTGGTGCTGCGCAGGAGATAATTCATGCCGCTAGCGTATCTCAGAGGATACAGATTGCAAGCAAAAAAGGAAGGTCAGGAAGCCGTGATCGATCTGCCAAGTCTCGCTGAAAAGCTCATGGCGCGCCGGTTGATGGACAAATCGTTCTTCAGCATGACGCATGAGGAGGTCATCTACCTGTGTGAGGCGGTGCTGTCGTGCCCGTCGGACGCGGTGCCGGTGGATGGCTGGCAGCCGCCACGGATTGAGAGGGGAGAACTGATCTTTCCGGCAGACTGTCATCCGCAATATCGCTGGTGGACGCCTGGGGGCCGGTCACTGCGGCAGACGCTGGCCGAGTTGGGAGCGCCGGAGGAGATTGTGGCGCGATATGTTCCCGACCGGCGCGGGTTGGGGGCACGGCCGAAGGGAGGAGCCCGTGATTGACCTGACATCCAAAAAAATGCTTTCAGGCCGCCTGAACCCGATCATCGATGCGGCGCTGGAGGCCGAACGCGACCAGCAGGAGGCCCGGCGCTACCTGGGTGGCTCCCGCCTGGGCGTGGAGTGCGAGCGGCAGCTGCAGTATGAAGTTTTCGCCACGCCGAAGGATCCGGAGAAGGATTTTCCAGGCCGGATCCTGCGGGTTTTTGAGCGGGGGCACTGGGCCGAGGCGGCGGTGGTGCGGTGGCTGCAACTGGCGGGGGTGACGATCCTGATCGAGGACGAGGGCGGCGGGCAGTTCGGTTTTTCAGACTTCGACGGGCTGTTCCAGGGCCATTGCGACGGGATACTGACCGGCGGGCCGGAGTCGTTTGGGCCGTTCCCCCGCTTGTGGGAGAACAAGTGCATCAAGGCCGATGACTGGCGGGCGCTCTCTTCCCACGGGCTGCGCAAGGAGAAGCCCGTTTATTGGGCACAGTGCCAGGTTTACATGGATCGGTTCGGCCTGACTGAAAACCCGGCGCTATTTTCGGCGGTCAATGCGGATACGATGGAAATTTACTGGGAGGCGGTGCCCCACAACCCGCAGGCGGTGGCCGCGCTGGACGCCAAGGCGGGGCGGATCCTCCAGGCGTGCCTGGCGGGGGAGCAGCTGCCGAGGCTGAGCCAAGACCCCAACTTTTATCAATGCAAGTGGTGCTCGTGGCGGAAACGATGCCACGGGCTGGCCTGATTTTTTTTGGCCCCAGAATTCCCAAATGGGAAAAAGGAAGGGCAAGACATGGACAACGCTGTCAGGAAAATTCTGAACCAGTACCAAAAAGACGCGGCGCGGACGCTGAACCGGGACACCGAGAATCCGCTGAACAATTACCTGCTCGGCATCATGGGCGAGGTGGGCGAGGTGATCGACGTCATCAAAAAGCACCTCTACCACGGCCACGACCTGGCCAAGCTGCCGGAGGAGGTGGGGGATTGCTGCTGGTATCTGGCGGCGATCTGCACGACGGCCGAGTGTGGCGATTTGGGCGGTTGCTGGCGGCTGTCGTCCTGCCGGCAGCGGGACCTGGAGGCGCTGGCCCTGGACGCCTGGACGGGGGTCAACAATATCCGGCTCTGCTTCCATTGCGTCCTACCTGGCCCAGCCGGCCGGGGCGATACGCTACGGACGGCCGTCGGCTACCTGCTGCGGGTTCTGTCCGCCATGTGCGAGGCGGCAGGGGGCGATTTTTTGCGGGTGCTGGACGCCAACGTCGAGAAGCTGTGGCGGCGGTATCCGGAGGCGTTCAGCGCCGCGGCGAGTCGGGGAAGGGCCACCAGCGGCGATCCATCAGCCTCGCTCTGACGCCACATTCCCAGGACGGGACACCCTATGATTGACCTTTCAGTGGCGTCACAACAGCGCAGGGAATACTACCGGCCGCCGGCCGTTCCCGATGATCCGGTCGAGGCCTTCCGGGGCGCGATGGCGGAGTATGGCCTTGCCCCCGACAGCATCGACCCCAGCGGCCGGCTGGTCCGGTTTGACATCGACAAACGGGGCGACAAGGCCGGCTGGTACGTTTTTTTTCTTGGTGAGGTGTCGGCCGGCGCGTTCGGCAGCTGGAAATCCGGTGACAAGCAAAACTGGTGTCAGTTTGGGCCCGGCGAGCTGACCGACGCGCAGGCGGAGGAATACCGGCGCACGGTGGAGCGGGCCAAAAAGCAGCGGGAGGAGGAAGAGGCCCGGCTGCAGGCCGAGGCCAGGGTCAAGGCGGGCGAGATCTGGGACCGGGCGGAGCCGGCCGCGCCGGATCATCCCTATCTGGTTAAAAAGGGCGTGGCGTGTCGCGATCTGAAAACGGGCCGGGGTGACTTGATAGCGCCCCTGCGCGACGCCGACGGAGCGATTCACAACGTCCAGTTCATCAAGCCGGGCGGGGAGAAGAAGTTTCTGTTCGGCGGCCGTGTCGAGGGGCTGTCGTTCACCATTCCGGGCGACGGGCGGGTCATGCTCTGCGAGGGCGTGGCGACGGGAGCGAGCATTCACGCGGCCACGGGGGCAACGGTGATTTGCGCGTTCAACGCCGGGAATCTGCCGCCCGTGGCGCGATCGTTCCGGGAGCGCTGCCCCACTACCCCTTTGACCATTTGCGCGGACAACGACCGATTCACGGCGGGAAACCCCGGGATCACCAAGGCGGGCGAGGCAGCCAAGGCCACGGGGGCAACGCTGGTGTTCCCTTGTTTCGACGGCATTCCGGGCGGCGACGACCAGGCCCTGAAATGGTCGGACTTCAATGATCTGGCGGCGGTGGCCGGTAACGATACCGTTGCGCTGCAGATTAAAAATCCGGGTGAGCGGGGGCGGCTGCCGCCGTTGTCCCCGGCCGGTTCGCAAGTTGGAAACCGCTTGAAGTTTAGGCCAAAACCCCTCGAATTTATTTTTAAATTCAACGACCAGGGCTTGATCCCGCGCGGCGTGATCGGGGTGCTTACGGCCACGGGCGGGACCGGCAAAACCTTCTTCCTGCTGTCGCTGGCGATGGCGGGGGCCGCGGGCGGCAACTTCGGGCCGATCCGGGCGCCGTCGCCCGTCAAGACCCTGGTCATCGTCGGCGAGGACACGCAGGACGAGCTGGACCGGCGGTTGTGGGATATCGGCCACGGCCAGTTTCCCGAGCAGCTGCACGCGGCCTCCGTTTATGGCGAGCTGGGGCCGCTGATGCGACTGGACGGATCGTTGCCGGTTTTGGCCGACACCTATTTCTGGCTGGAGCAGACCATCAAGAATCATCCGGGGCTGGAACTGCTGATCATCGACCCGAAATCCCGCTTCTACGGCCTGGACGAAAACAACAGCGAACATGCGACGCAATGGATCCAGGCGCTTGAGGGCCTGGCGAAGCGTCATGGCCTGACCATCCTTTTCAGTCACCACACCAGCAAGGACAGTGCCGGGAAGATCAGCCAGAACATGAGTCGGGGCAGTTCCGCCATTGTGGACGGGTGTCGCTGGCAGGGCGGGCTGGTGCGCATGGACGACAAAATGGCGGCCAGGCTGGGCGTTGAGCGGGCACGCGAGTATGTCCTGTTCGACGCGCCAAAGTCCAACTACGCGGCCGATCTGCCGGGGGTGATCTGCTTCCGCCGGGGCGAGGGTGGCGTGCTGGAATACACCGAGCCGGGCAGGGAACACAAAGAAAAGATGGCGGCGGCCCTGATCGAGAAGATCACGCTGGACCCCCGGCAATATACCCGGCTGGACCTGGTCAAGGGCGGCGCGGGAGACGGGATTGCCAGGGAAATGAAAGACAAGTTTCCCGGTTTCCGGCGGGCGGTCGACATGGAGTGGATGATTGAAAAACTGATCAATGAGAAAAGATTATATGAAGTCGAGGCGAGCGATTCCGCCATTGGGCGACCGAGAATCGTCCTGGTGGCAATACCTTTTTAGGGTGGCCGAAGCCTCGACAAAACACCACCAACAACGGAAAGGAAAGCAGCCATGAGTAAGGTTTTAGTGTTCTGGAACCAGGAGAAAATGGAAGCGTTCGCGGCGGAAAACGAGGTGCCGAAGGGCGTTTCCCTGGATTGCTTCGGCGAGAACAAGCAGCTGACGCGGATTGCCGAGCACCGCGAGGAGTACCCGAATTTCATCTTTTTCGATGGGTTTGAAAAAGGCTGCCGGAATATCTTTTTCGGCATGTCGGAAGATTGGCGGGAAGGCTACGCCAACGACGGCGACGGCCATTATATCGGCGTCGTCCAGAGCGAGGAGGCGATATCGGTACTGAGGACGCTTCGGGCCGAGGCGGCGATGTCATACGTCTATGATCCCTACATCCCGCGGCGGATCTGGCAGGCGCCGAGCTTTTCCCCGATCAACGTCAGCAGCCTTTTGCAAATGGACAGGGAGTCGCCGGAGCCGATCATCGACGGGCTGCTGGGCCGGGGTGAGTCCCTGCTGATTTCCGGCCCGGCCGGTATCGGCAAGAGCCTGCTGGTCAACTATCTGGCGCACGTTCTGGCGAGCGGCGGCCCGCTGTGGGGCTACAGGGTGCCGCGCCCCGCCGTCTCGCTTATCGTTCAGGCGGAGGTCGATGGTTTCGCGCAACGGGACCGGCTGGGCCGACTCCTGACGGACAACCCGGAGCTGGCGAACGACCGTGTTTTTATGCTGGGTGCGCCGTATGACGATGCCAAATGCCGGGTGGTTGGGAAGCTGGACGATCCAGCGTTCCATGCGGAGATCGTGAGGGCCATTCGGTGGTCCGGCGCCGACGTTCTGTTCATCGACCCTTTGATCTCGTTCAATCCCGTCAACGAAAACGACAACACGCAGATGCGGCGCGTCCTGGACGCGTTCATGGCGGCGCTGGCCGATACCGGCGTGACCGTGGTTGTTACCCACCACACCACGAAGGGCAGTGGGAAAACCCGAGGTGCGGGAGCGATTCGGGACTGGGCGGCGAACGCTCTTGAACTGGAGTTGGACCGCGTTGAGGACGGCGAGGCCCGGATCAGGGTTATCCACGACAAGGCCCGCAACTTCGAGCAGGCGGATCCCTTCTATATCACCAGGACGATGGGTCTATCGTTCGAGCTGACTGAGCACAAGGCCGCCAGGGTCGAGGATGAACGGCTGCAATGCGTGGTCGATGTTCTGACGCAGGCCGGTGGACGGATCGAGGGGCAGAGGACGTTCGGTTTGATGGTGGCGGAAGAGGGCGGAATCCAGCAGCGCGCGGCAATTGGCAGGATTCTCGACGCCCGCGATTGCGGCCTGATCGTTGAAATCGAGGGTGGGGCACGCGGCTCGAAAACATACGTTTTCCCCCGAAATCGTCTGTGCAGTTGACTGTGCAGTTTGACGACTGTGCACTGCACACTGCACAGACGAACCTTTTAAAAACAACAACTTAGACTGTGCACTGCACAGTCGCTGCACAGTCAACTGCACAGACAAAAGTAGCGCAAAAACAAATACTTAGACTGTGCAGTCTGTGCACTCTCCCTTAAGGGAGAGAGAGTCCCTTGAAAGGGTCTCTCTCCTCCCTGGGAGTGGGAGACCCGAAAGACGGGAGGAGAAAAATGAAAAACCAAACACCCCTGGAGTCATGGGAGCAGGAGCAATTTTTCCGGTGGGTCATCTCGAACCAGATCCGGATCCCCGAGCTGCAGCTGGCCAACGGCTCGATGAACGGCATTCGCGTATCGCCGAGTCTGCGGGCAAGGCTGAAGGGGCAAGGGCTGCGGCCTGGCGTTCCCGACATCGACCTGCCTGTCCGGCGTGGTGAGTGCTGCGGGCTGCGGATCGAGATGAAGCGGAAGGCGGGCGGAACGGTGTCGGCCGAGCAGAAGCGGTTCCACGAACTACTGCGGTCGCAGGGCTACCGGGTGGAGGTCTGCCGGGGCTGGCGTGAGGCGGTAGCGGTGGTCAGGGATTACCTCGGGGTTTGATTCTTGGCCCGGAAGCCGGGCGAGGCGAAGGAGGATGCAATGGCGCTGACGCAGCATCAGAAGGACGTGTTCGGACTGGCGGTGGAGGCCCTGGAGTGCAATGGCTGCAAGGCGATGGATCACGCGGCGGCCACCCGGGTGCAGTCGTCGAGCCTGCCGGGCCAGCGGCCGATCATCGAGTGGGCGGTGGATTACCTGGCCTGCCTGCCGGCGATTGACTGTCTGCGGAAGCTGGTCATCCGGGCGCACCTGGCGCCAGAGGGGCAATGGACGTGCCTGGAGATTCGCCAGTGTGGCGGGGCGATGCGGGGGTTCTATTCCCGGCTGTCCGCTCGCCAGCTGCTGGCCGAGGGAGACCGATATCTGGAGCGGCCGTAAAAAAAATGACAGTGTGAAAAAAACCTGTTTTCATGCAGAGGGTTTTTGTGATACAAAAATGTCATCGTGGAATTCGTGTGAGCAGCACGAAAAAACTAAAAAACAACATCAAAACGCCCGGCGGCTTCCCGTCGGGCGTTCGTATTTTGGGGCCAGGATGCCAACCTCACCGGCGAGACCATGCAGGCGTTGCAGGCGCCCAACGCGCAATGCCGGCGGGTACTGTGACCGGTGCGAGCCGAGGAGGAAGCAGGCGGCGAACGAGCAGGACCGGCGACGGGGATCGGCGGCGGCGCGTGGCTACGGCCACCGGTGGCGCAAGCTGAGGGCCGCGTTCCTGGCCGAGCATCCGCTGTGCGCCGAGTGCCAACGGCGAGGCCGGGTGACGGTGGCGACGGACGTCGACCACATCGAGCCGCACAAGGGCGATAAGGGAAAATTCTGGGCCCTGGGCAACCTTCAGGCGTTGTGCCATCGGTGCCACTCGGCCAAGACGGCCCGCGAGGACGGCGGCTTCGGCAATGGGTAGGCTTACCCCCGCCTCTCGCAAGAAAAACGCGACACGGGGCAACCTGGCGCGCCTGGTGGGCAAGTACGGGGGTAGGGCGGTCAAAATCGCTGTGATTTTAACGCTATAGACCGGACGGGCAGCCTTTTTTTCGCTGTGCCATTTTGAAGGGGGGGGGCAAAACGTGATCGAAGTCAGGGCGATGCGGGTCACGGACCTGATCCCGTATGTCAACAACGCGCGCCAGCACAGCGATGAACAGGTCGCGCAGATCGCGGCGTCAATCCGGGAGTTCGGATTCAACAACCCGATACTTTGCGACGGCCAAAAGGGTGTCATCGCCGGCCATGGCCGGTTGCTCGCGGCAAGGAAGCTGGGGCTCGAAATGGTGCCGGCAATCGAGCTGGCGCACCTGACCGAGACGCAAAAGAAAGCATACATCCTGGCGGACAACCGGATCGCCGAAAACGCGACATGGGACGAGGCGCTGGTCCGGGTTGAGCTTGAGGCGCTGCGGGCGGAGGGGTTCGACACGCTGCTGACGGGCTTTGACCTACAGGAAGAATCGGACACCCCGTTGGACAGGGACGAGGGGCCTCCGCTCGAGTCAGTCGCGGTTTCGTTGGAGGGCGATGTGTGGTTGTTGGGCCAGCATCGGTTGACCTGCGGTGACGCGACGGTCATCACAGATATTGACCGGGCTATGGGCGGCGTAATGGCGGACGCATGCTGGACAGATCCCCCCCTATAACGTTAACTACGAATCCAAGCAGGCCGGAAAAATTAAGAATGACAACCTTAAGGCGGAGGCGTTTCTGGATCTTCTGCGCGGGGCGTTCGAGTCCTCATTCGCGGTAATGAAGCCCGGTGCTCCGATCTATGTCGCGCACGCCGACACAGAGGGCTTGGCGTTCCGGTCGGCGTTCCAGAGCGCCGGATTCAAGCTGTCGGGGTGTCTGGTTTGGGCGAAGAACTCTTTAGTACTTGGGCGGTCCGACTACCAGTGGCAGCACGAGCCGATTTTGTACGGATGGAAGCCTGGTGCGGCGCACAGGTGGTACGGTGGCCGGAAACAAACCACCCTGGTCGATGGTGGTGGGTCCGCGTTCGCGGTAAATGACGATGGGTCGGTGACGGTGACGGTCGGGGGCGAAATCTTAATTATTTCTGGCGAAAATCTGCGGGCGACTCCGGTCTGCTCGTCGCTGTTCCGGGCGGAAAAGCCGAGATCCTCGGCCGACCATCCGACGATGAAACCGCCGGAGTTAATTGCTTCGATGCTGAAGAATTCAACTCGCAAAGGCGATATTGTTTTGGATCTCTTCGCGGGGTCCGGGTCTACTCTCATCGCCTGCGAGGCGCATGGCCGCCTTGCGCGCCTGGTAGAATTGGACCCGCTGTTTTGCGACGTGATTGTGCGGCGTTGGCAGCATTTTACGGGAAAGTCGGCGGTGCTTGAGGCGACAGGCCGACCGTTTAGCGAGGTGGCAAGTGGCAGGACGTAAAAAAATCCCAACGAAACTTCACATCCTCAAGGGAACCGACCGGGCCGACCGGCGTAATAGCAGTGAGCCGGAACCTGAAGCCTGTATCCCCGATCCGCCGCCGCACCTTTCGGCCGAGGCACTGGAGGAGTGGGGCCGGATAACCGTTGAGCTGGACCGGCTGGGCCTGCTGACGGAACTGGACCGGACCGAGCTTGCCATGTACTGCCAGGCTTACGGGCGGTGGGTGAAGTACGAAAAAATCATCGCGGAGAAGGGCGAGCTTTACAAAACGATCAACGGCAACGTCCAGACCTCTCCGGCCATGTGGGTGGCGAACAAGGCGATGGAGCAGTGCCACAAATTCCTGACCGAGTTCGGCATGACGCCGAGCAGCCGGGCGAAGGTCTGCGCCGGCGAGGGCAAGAAGAAAACGGCGGACCCCTGGAGCGCGTTCGGTGGCTAAGGAAAAACACCCGCATGTCAACAAGGCGAACCGCCATGCCCGCGACGTGGTGGCCGGCAAGGTTCCGGCCTGCCTGTATGTCGTTCAGGCGTGCAAGCGCCACCTTGACGACCTGAAGCGGGAAAAAACGGCCGCCTTTCCGTACCGGTGGGACGCGGCGGCGGCGCAGCGGGTCTGCGGCTTCGCCGAGCTGATGCCACACGTCAAGGGCAAGTGGGCGGGCGGGCCGATCACGCTGGAGCCGTGGCAGTGCTTCGCGCTGTGCGTCCTGTTCGGCTGGCTCAAAAAGGGCGACGGCAAGCGCCGATTTCGTGAAATTTATTGGGAAATCCCGAGGAAGAACGCGAAAAGTTCCCTCGGCGCGGTCATCGGCAACTATATGTTTTCCGCCGACGGAGAACCCGGCGCGGAGGTTTACAGCGGCGCGACCTCGCTTGATCAGGCGATGGAGGTTTTCCGGCCGGCCTGGCTCATGGCGAAGAAACTGCCCGGCTATCGGCAGCGGTTCGGCGTGGAGCTGGGCGGCACCGACAAGAACCCCGGCAACATCTACTCGATGGCGACCGGCAGCCGGTTCGAGGCGGTCATCGGCAAGCCGGGCGACGGCGCGTCGGTGCATTGCGGCATTGTCGACGAATACCACGAGCACCAGAACGATCACATGTACGACTGTTTCGCCACCGGCATGGGGAGCCGCGAGCAGCCGCTTTTAGCGGTGATCACCACGGCCGGAACCAACACCGCCAGCCCCTGCTTTCACCGGCGCAAGCAGGCCATCAAGGTGCTGTCTGGCGAGGTCGTGGACGATCAGCTGTTCGCGCTGATTTATACGGTTGACGCCGACGACGACTGGACGGATTTCGAGGTCTGGAAGAAGGCGAATCCGAATTACGGGGTTTCCGTTTTTGAGGATTACCTTCGCCGCCAGCACCAAACCGCGATCCGCGACGCGCGGAAGCAGAACATCCTCAAGTGCAAGCATCTGAACATCTGGAGCAACGCCGGCGAGGCGTTCTTCAACATGGTCGAGTTCGAGAAATGTGCCGATTCAACCCTGGACATCAATGATTTTTTTGGCGAACCGGCCTATGTCGGCCTCGACCTGGCGGCCAAGAAAGACCTGGCGGCGCTGATGATCCTGTTCCGCAAAGGGCCGGATTATTTTCTTTTTTCGCGCTACTACCTTCCCGAGGAGGAAACCAGGGGGGAAGACAAGGCCCACTACGCCGGCTGGGCGCACGACGGTTACATCATGACGACGCCCGGCAACCGGATCGATTACAGCCATATCGAGGACGATATCAAGCAGCTGGCCAGGGATCACGATCTTTCCGGCGCCGATAACGGCGGCGGCGAGGTCTGCAACGACCCCTGGAACGCGCAGCAGCTCGTCTCCGGGCTGGAAAACGAGGGCATCGCGGTCACCGAGATCAGCCAGACGGTCAACATGCTCTCCGAGCCGATGAAGGAGCTGGACGCGATCATCTCGGCGGGCAATCTCCACCACGATGGTAACCCGGTCACCTACTGGTGCTTCGCCAACACGATGGCCCGCAAGGACAAAAAGGACAACGTCTTCCCCTTCAAGGAGGGCGACGAAAACAAGATCGACGGCGCGGTGGCGACGATCAACGCCATGTGCCGGGCCATGGTCGAGGACGGCGGCGAGATTTCAATGCCGATGGGGGTTTAATGGGACTTTTTGACAAGATTTTCAGGCGGTCGCGTCCGGCCGGACCCCTTGACGACTACTGGTATTTCCCGTTCGGCGCCCAGCAGGCAACGTCCGCCGGCGTCCGCGTGAGCGAAGAGACGGCCATCAAATACCTGACCATTTATGCCTGCGTGTCCCTGATTGCCGGCGACGTGGCCCGACTGCCGCTCAACCTGTACCGGAAACGCAGGGACGGCGGCAAGGACACGGTCACGGACCAGGTGATTTACGACCTGCTCCACAACGCCCCAAATGATGAAATCAACAGTTTCAACTGGCGCGAGGCGGGCATCGGCCAGAACCTGCTGTGGGGCAACCATTACAGCCTGGTGCGGCGGAACGACCGTAACCGAGTGGTTGAAATCTGGCCGCTTGACAACCCCGGCAATGTCGAGGTGTACCGGAATGGCGCGGGGGAACTACGTTACAGATGGGACGCGGGCGGCAGGACGGTTGACAGGGGACGCGACGAGATTTTCCACGTCCCCGGCTTCGGCTTCAACGGGCTCAAGGGCATGTCCCAGATTTCCGTCGCCCGCGAGGCGGTCGGCCTGGGCCTGGGCGTGGAGCAGTTCGGTGCCAGATACTTCGGCGAGGGCACGCACCCGACCGGCGTCGTGCAGTTTCCGCAGGGGGTCAAGCTCGGCGAGAAGGCGGGGCAGTATCACGCCGCGCTGAAAGAGCAGTGGGCCGGGCTGGGCAAGGCTCACAGCCTGATGGTGCTCTCCAACGGCGAGGAGTTCAAGCCGCTGACGATACCGCTGGAGGACGCCCAATTCCTGGAGACGCGCAACTTCCAGAAAATCGAAATCTGCGGCATGTACCACGTCCCGCCGCACAAAATCGCCATCCACGGCGCGAACAGCAACTACAACAACCTGGAACAGGAGAACCAGCACTATATCGACGCCTGCCTGATCCATTGGGTCAGGCGCTGGGAGTGCTGCATCAACCAACAACTACTGACCCGCGCCGAACGTCTGGCCGGGTTTTTTTTCGAGTTCAATCTGGCCGGCCTCCTGCGTGGCGACAGCCAGGCGCGGGCGGATTTTTACACCAAGCTCTGGCAGGTCGGCGCGATCACGCAAGACGAGATCCGGGGCAAGGAGAATATGAACCCCCTGCCCGCGGGCGAGGGCGACAAAACCTATGTGCCGCTGAACTTCATCCCCGCCGACCAGGCCGCGCAGATAGCGAAGGAGCCCGCGCCCCAACCCGGCGAAGAGGGGCGAAGCGTCGAGCGCCGGGACGGGAAATCGGCGCGGGAAACCCGGTCAATCCTGGTCCGCGACCGGATTGCCAAACAGTATCATCCGTTGATCCGCAGCGCAGCCGAAGCGGTGGTCAACCGCGAGGCCAAGGCCGTCAAGGCGCAGGTAACGAAAATGACCGCCGGCCGCGCCTTCCGGTCGATGGACGAATGGCTGGGAGAGTTCTACCGGGATTTTCCCGAGTACATCCGGCAAAAAATGGGGCCGGTCCTGCGGAGCTTCTGCGAGGCGATCCGCGACGCGGCCGGCGATGAGGTCGGCATTGACCCGGACCGCGCGGAAGTCAGGAAGCTGATTGACGACTTCGTGGCCCGGTACGCCGAGCGACACATTGAGTCATCCGAGGGTCAGTTGCGGGCGCTTTTGGCCGGAGCAATAGCCGATCTGGAACAGCGTGTGGATGAATGGCGCGAAACCAGGCCGGAAAAAATCGCCCGGAACGAAACGACGCGGGCCAGCAATGCCGTTTATCAGGCCGTTGTTTTTGCGGCGGGCCTGGGCACGGTCTGGCGTGTTCGTGGGGCTGAAACCTGCCCCTACTGCAAGGAGCTGAACGGCAAAAGGATTGTCCGGGGCCAGTCCTATGTGGAAAACGGGCAGGAGATCACGCCCGAGGGCAAGGACGCCATGCCGATCAACGGAACCAAGGCGCATCCGCCGCTGCATCGCGGTTGTGATTGCTATCTGACAGCGGGGTGAAGATGGAAAACAAGATCGAGCGGCGGGCTTTTGATATCAAGGTCCGCGCCGCTGAAAACGGAGAAAAAAAGCTGGTGGGAATGCCGATTGTTTATAACCGCAGCTCCGAGAATATGGGTTTTTTTGAATATATCGCACCCGGAGCAGCTGCCGAGGCGCTGAAAACGTCGGACGCACTGCTGCTGTACGGGCACGAATCAAAAACCCTGTTGCCGATTGCCCGGCAATCTTCCGGCACTCTACGTGCCATCGAAACCGACCAGGGCGTCGAGATCGAGGCGGACCCGCCAAGGAAAAACGCCTTTGTCGACGCCCTGCTGGAGTCCATCGAGCGCGGCGACGTGCGGGAAATGAGCTTTGGTTTCACCGTTTTAGAGGACGAGTGGAGCGATTTGGATAAGGACACCCCGGTGCGGACGGTCCGCAAGATAGGGAAGCTTTACGATTTTAGCTATGTGGTGTTTCCGGCCTATCTGGATGCAAAGGCAGGGATCCGGGACGTTGGGCTGGAGGTTGCTTTCCGTAGCCTGGAGGCAGCCCGCGCCGCAAACACCAACCATAACCCGCCGACCGGCTCCAATGAGACCGGGCAGGCTCCAACCGGCGAGGAATCAAGCCCAATGGCCGCTGATCCGCCGACGGCAGAAGAGATTGAGGCAAGATTCAACCAACTCAACGACTGGAAAAGGAATTTCTGACCATGAAGACACTGACCGTAATGCGTGAAGAAGTTAATCAGCATCTTGGCAAGGTGGGCGAAATCCGCGCTACCTGCCGGGCCGAAAGCCGCGACCCCTCCAAGGAGGAGCGGCAGAACATGGCGCATCATCTCGACCAGGTGGAGGAGCTGGAAAAGCAGATTGCCCTGGAGGAGCGCACCCAGAACATTATCAGTCGGGTCGAAAAACCAAAAGGCGAAGTGATCAAGCCGGATCCCAACAGTCACAGCCGCATTGAGGTTGGCCGTGACGAGCAGGAAACCCGCGACAAGTTCCACAGCTTCGGGGAGATGCTCGTCGCCGTGCGCCGGGCGTGCAGTTCCGAGCGATCCGTTGACCCACGCCTGATCACCACCCGCGCCAGCGGGCTCAATGAGGGTGTCGGCGCCGACGGCGGCTTTTTGGTGCAGACCGAACACGCAACCGGCCTGCTGAAAAACGTGTGGGAGAACGGCGAGATTCCCAAGCGGCTGAACAAGATCACCCTGGGCGGCGCGGCCAATTCGCTCTCCATCAACGGTTTGGACGAAACCAGCCGGGCGAATGGCAGCCGGGCCGGCGGCATCGTTTCCTACTGGAAGGGCGAGGCCGAAAGCGCCACCGGCAGTAAACCCAAGTTCCGCCAGATCGACCTGAAGCTCAACAAGCTGATTGGCCTGTGCTACGCCACCGACGAGCTCCTGGCCGACGCCACCGCGCTGGAATCGGTTATCTCCACCGGCTTCCAGAGTGAGTTCGACTTCCGCATCACCGACGCCGTTATTAACGGCACCGGGGCCGGGCAGCCGCTCGGCATCATGAACGCCGGTTCGCTGGTCACGGTCGCCAAGGAAAGCGGTCAGACGGCGGACACCGTGAAATATGAGAACATCTGCAAAATGTGGGCGCGGATGATTGCCTCCAGCCGCCGCAACGCGGTCTGGATCATCAACCAGGACATCGAGCCACAGCTGTTCACCATGTCGTTGGCTGTCGGCACGGCTGGCGGCGGCCCCGTCTACCTGCCCCCCGGCGGCGCTTCGGCTTCTCCCTACGGGACGCTGTTTGGCCGGCCGGTCATTGCCATCGAGCAGGCGCAGACCCTGGGCGACAAGGGCGACATCATGCTGTGCGATTTCGGCCAGTATGTCGCCATCGACAAAGGCGCGATGAAAAAAGACGTGTCGATGCACGTCAAGTTCGTCGAGGACGAGGCGGCCTTCCGCTTCACCTATCGCTTCGACGGCCAGCCGGTGCTGGCCTCCGCCATCACGCCGAAGAACGGCACCAACACCCTGTCGCACTTCGTCGCGCTGGCTAATCGGGCCTAATAATTCCCAAAAGGGAATAATCAAGAGGACCGGCTGCCTGGTCCTCTTGAAAGGGAGCGCACCATGATTATTGAATTTTTGAATGACCATGACGGCTGGAAGAAAGGGGAGGTCAAGGATATCGAGATCACCCTGGCCCGTCGCCTGATCGGCCTTGGCAAGGCCAGATTTTTCACCGGCGAAAAGCCGGCGGCCGTCGAGGCGGCCACCAGCCCGAAGGCCGAAAAAAGAGAAACCGCGACCGGACGCCCGGCCGCCAAGGATAAGGAGCCCCACAAATGAAAGCACTCTGCGAGCAGTTCAAGATCGTCGAAGCCATCGCGCCGCAGGCCGGCGGCAGCGCCGTTGACGGCGATTATGTCAGCCTGAAGCACTGCACCCGCGCCATCGTGGCCGTGTCCCTCACCCAGGGCAACGCCGCGACCGTCGCCCTGACGCTGGAAAAGGCCACCGCCGTTGACGGCACCGGCTCGACGGCCATCACCACCGCCGCGAAGCTTTGGGCCAACGAGGACACGGCCGCCGGCGATACCCTGACCCGGCAGACCGACGCCGTGGCGTTCACCACCTCCGCCGCCGTCAAGAACAAGCAGGTCATTTTCGAGATCGACCCGGTAACGCTGGGCGACGGTTACGACTGCATCTGCGTCAAGGCCGGGGCCAGCAACGCGGCCAACATCGTGCAGGCAACCTACCTGCTCGAAGGCCGCTACCAGCAGGCCGCCCCGCCGTCGGCCACTGTTGACTAAGGAGTAAGCAAACCATGATCTGCAAACGGGTTTCCGGAACGTCCCGTCCGCCGGTAACGCTGGCCGAGGCAAAAGCGCACCTGAATCTCGGCCACGACAACGACGACACGCTGATTCATGCGCTGCTGCTTTCCGCCATCACCGCCGCCGAGCAGGAGACGGGCCGGAGGCTGGTCACGCAGACATGGGATTATTACCCCGGCGGCTTCCCAGGGGAGGATCGGCTGTACCTCCCCTGGGGAAGCCTGCAATCCGTGGGGGGTGTCTACTACACCGACACGACCGAGGCCGAAACCGAATGGGACGCGGCGAACTATCGCACCGTCTCCGACACCGACGACGCCGGGTTCATCGCCTTGCCGGAGGGCGGCGAGTGGCCGGACGCGGACCCGTGGCCGGTCAACCCGGTGCGGATTCGCTTCACCTGCGGCTGGCACGCGGGCGAGACCTGGGCGGCGGAGACGGCCACCGTGGAAGGCGATGCCGTAACGCCGACCACGGCAAACGGCCTGGCGTACCAATGCGCCACGGCGGGCGATACCGGCACCACCGAACCGGCCTGGCCGGTTGCGATTGGCGGCACCGTAACAGATGGCACCGTCGAATGGACCTGCGTCGGCCAGACCGTGCCCGAGCCGATCAAGGCGGCGATCAAGATCCTGCTCGCCGACCTCTACCAGAACCGGGAGAGCGTTTCGGACGTGCAGCGGTACAACACGCGGGCGGTTGAGGCGCTGCTGACGCCGTGGAGAATCTGGAGGCGGTTTTGAAACGGACACCACGGGCAGCATTCCGTCACCCGGCCACCATTGTGGCCGACGGCGAGGCCATCGGCGCGGGCGGTGTGATTGACAAGGCCGTGACGTCCGTTTGCACGACGCGGGCGGCCATCTGGCCCACGTCGGCCCGCGAGGCGCGGGAGAACATGCGCGAGGGCGTGACCGTGACGCACAATATCCGAATCGACTACCGGCCCGGCATCAATGAGACCATGCGCGTCCTGTTCGACGGCCGCTCCTTCGAGATCAAGGGCATCGTCAACCCCGAGGAAGCGAACCTCTACCTCGACCTGCTGTGCGAGGAACTGAAATGAGCAACTTTCGGCTGGACTGGAACGGGGCGCAACTGACCGCCGAGGTGAGGGGCGAATGCCGCGAGGCAATCCGCGAGGGTGCCGAGGCTATTGCAACCGACGCCCGGCGGCTCTGCCCGGTGGATTCTGGCGAGCTGAAAAACACCATCGAGGTTGCCACATGGGAAAAGCCAGATGCGATCGGGGCCTATGTCAAGGCAGGCGGCGACAAGCTCGGGCACGTTGCGCGATTTGTCGAGCTTGGCACTCCTGGCACGACCTACCGGGCCGGAAAACGCAAGGGGAAGTCTCGCAGGCCAATCAAGGCGAAGCCTTACCTGCGGCCGTCACTTAAAAGAAACCGAACACTTGTCCAAGAAAAGTTCAGAAATAGGTTGAAGCAATGAACGCCTTTTTCAACGCCCTTCATGCCCTGTTCGCGACCGAGCCGCACAACGCTTTTTACAGCGCCATCGGCGGCCGGTTCTCCTACGGCGAGGCCCTGCCGCAAGGGGCGACCCCCTACGCGGTGTTCTTCGGCGTTACCAGCCTCCCCACCGACACGTTCAGCGAGGAACTGGACGATTTCAGCTTTCAGGTGAACGTCTACGGCTCGGGCACCTACCAGGAGGTTGCCGTGATCCTGAGCCATTGCCGGGCGCTGTTCGATGGCGCGGTGCTGACCGTCAACGGCTACGACATCATGATCACCCGCGAAATGCAGACCCCGCCCTGGCGCGATGGCGACCTATGGGCGGCGGCCATCGAGTTTTCCACCATCATTCAGGAGACATAAATGAGCACACCCAACTACCAGAAGGGCGCCAAGGCCAAGGCAGCGATTGGCACCACCACCATCAAGGGCCTGAACAGCCTGACCATCCCCGGCGTTGAGCGCAACACCATCGACGTGGAGGAATTTGACCAGGATTTCGACTTCACCGTCCCCACCTCGGCCAAGTGGACCGAAGGCGCACTGGCCGGCAACTATGTCGGCAACGACTCGACCGGCCAGACCGTCCTGCGCCAGCGGCTGTTCGACAACGAGGGGCTGCCAAACCTGCGCCTGTACGAAAACGAGTCCGACTTCTGGGCGCCCGACCTGGCGAACGATGACAGCAGCGTGATTTACGTCAAGGGCGTGGCCGGCACCGAGGTCACCAAGTCCGGCGTCATCCCGTTTTCGGCCACCCTGCTGGTGCAGGGCCTGCTGGCCCGCTTCGACGCCCACGTCAGCGGCGCCACGCTGGCGTTCACCACGACCACGATCACCGATTCCGGCAGCGGCTTTGTCACCGCCGGCTTCTCCGTGGGCGACACCATCATCATCGAGGGCAGCACCAGTAATGACGACGTTGCGTGCATCGTCACCGCCGTCGCGGCCGGCACCCTGACGGTAACGGCCAAGGTGAGAACCCTGACGGCCGAATCGGCGCTGGCCGGGACCAGGATCCACGGCGGTCAGATCGGCGTGACCGAGTAACCAGCAGCCAGCCAAAACCGGGCCGGTCGCCTGCGGGTAGCCGGCTTTTTTTTTGAAGGGTGACGCATGAAACTCCAGAAAATGACACAGGCATGGTTTGACCTGCCGGGCGATCCCGACGGTGCGGCCTTTGAAATCAAACACCTTCGCGCCGGCGAAATCGCCAAGATCACCGAGGCGACCAGCAAGCGCCGCTTTGAGTTCCGCAAGGGCGAATCCGGCGAGCTGGAGCCGATCCCGATCTTCGAAACCGACGGGGCAGGCGAGCGGGAGCGGGTGATCGCCGAGGCCGTCGCCGGGTGGAAAAACATTCTTGACGCTGACGGCGCACCCCTCGAATGCACCGCGGAAAACAGGCTCCGCCTGTGCCGCGAGCTATCCGAGGCGGACTTCGCCGCGCTCGTGCTGTTCGTGCAGGACTGCCGGCGCAAGCTGGCGGCCGAGATCAAGAAGCAGGACGAGGCGCGCGAAAAAAACTGATCAGGTGGGCGGAGTGGCTGTCCGGTATTGACCGCCTCGACTGTCCCACCTGCCAATTCACCTGGGCGGAGTTTGGCGGCGAGCCGCCCTGCGCCACCTGCCGCCCGCCGATGACGGACGATATTGAAGGCCCCATCACCATTTACTGCCAGTGTTCCGCCGTGGTTCCGGTGCCGCTGATGGATGCGATCCGGCTGGCCGGGGTGGACGACGCGGCGGAGTGTGTTCGGGATGTGCAGCTGCTGGCCGCCGAGGTTGAGCGGGTGCGGGCGGAAGACGCCAAGAAGAGGATGGCGAAAAAATGAGACTCGGAACCGCTGACGTTGTGATCCGTGCCAAAACGGACCAGTACAAAAAGGATCTGAAGAGCGCCGAGAACACCACTCAGCAGTTCGGCCAGCGCTCGCTTGCCGCCGTGCGCGGGGTGACCACCTCGTTTGCCTCCCTGGCGGGCGTGGCGGGGATCGGCGGGCTGGCCACCGCCATGGTCAGCACCGGTGCCCGCTTCGAATCCGAAATGGCGACGGTTCGCGGCGTCATGCGGGCGTCGGAGCAGGAGTTTCAGGCCCTCGCGGCTGCCGCCAAACAGGCCGGCGAAACCACCGAGTGGAGCGCCACGCAGTCGGCCGAGGCCCTGAAGTATATGGGCATGGCCGGGTGGAGCGCCGAGCAGGCCGTCGCCGCCTTGCCGGGCGTGCTGAATCTGGCGACTGCCGGCGGACTCGATCTGGGCCGGGCGTCGGACATTGTGACCGACTCCCTCACCGCCATGGGCATGGGCGTTCAGGATCTGTCCCGCTTCAATGATGTGCTGGTCGGCACCATCACCCGCAGCAACACTAATATCGAGATGATGGGCGAGTCGATGCGCTACGCCGCCCCTATCGCCTCACAGCTCGGGTATGACGTGGAGCAACTGGCGGCGCTGATTGGCACCCTTGCCAATGCCGGCATCAAGGCCAGTGACTCAGGCACCGACCTGCGCCAGGCCATGGTGCGCAACAAAAAGGCGGCGCGTGAGCTGGGCACGGCCGAGACCGACCTGATCGGCACCCTGAAAGCGGCCAAGGCGGCCGGCTGGGGCGTCAACGAGGTGACCGAAAACTACGGCATGATCGCCTCGAAGTCCGTCCTCGTGCTGATGAACCAGCTGGACGGATACCACAAGCTGGAGGGCCAGCTGCGCAACGTCAGGGGCGAGACCGACGCCCTGGCCAAGGTCAAGCTGGACACGGTGGCCGGGGATTTCAAAACCCTGAAGTCGGCCATCGAGGGCGTGGGTATCGCGTCGTTCGAGGCCATCGAGGGCGACCTGCGGCGGAACCTGCAGGATCTGACCGACTACGTCCGGCAGAACAGGGGCGAGCTTGTCGATTTCGCCCGCAACGCCACCGAGATCGGCCGGCAGCTTGTCGTTATTGCCGGGGCCGCCGGGGAACTGTCGGCCACCGTGCTGGAGGGCTGGAACGCCCTGCCCGCCGTGGTGCGCGAGGCCGGCTTTGTCGGCGCGATCCTCGGCGGCAAGAAGGGCGCGGCCACGCTGACCGGCTACCTGCTGCTGATCGGGCAGGCAAAGCAATACTTCGAGGATCTGGCCGCCGGCGTCTCGGCGGTCGATCTCGGCACCGGCGCCGAGGAGGTCAAGGGGCAGATTGCCGACGTCGAGGCCGCGCTCGAAAAATACCGTCGTGGCTCCCGGCGCTACAAAAACAGCGTCGGCGGGCTGGTTTACGCGCAGCAGCAACAGCAGAACCTGCAGGCGCTAAAACAGCATCTGGCCGAGATCGAGCGTCAGGGCCAGGCAGCGGCCAGCGCGGTGCGGACCGTCCAGACGCCGCCCACGCCGACAGCGGAAACCAAGACGCCCAACACCGGGGGCGATGCCGCCGCCAAGGCCTACCAGTCTGCCTACTCCAGCATGGAGCGGATCACCCAGGCTACTTACGATGCCATGCAGGCGAAATACCGGGCCGACCGCGATGCGTTCATCGCGGACACCGGCGACAAGGTGACCGCCGCCGCGTACTACGCCGAGCAGATGGCGGAGCTGAACCGGCGCATGAACCCCAAGGCGCCGGTTGACCCTATTGAACAGCAGATTGCCGCACTGAAGGAGCAGGCCGAGACCTTCGGCATGAGCGCCAAGGCGGCGGCCATCTGGCGACTGGAGCAGGAACAGGCAGGTACCGCGCAGATCGAGGCAACCCGCGCCGTCTACGAGGCCATCGAGGCCAAGGAACGCGACAGCCAGATTGAACAGCAGATTGCCGCACTGAAGGAGCAGGCCGAGACCTTCGGCATGAGCGCCAAGGCGGCGGCCATCTGGCGACTGGAGCAGGAACAGGCAGGTACCGCGCAGATCGAGGCAACCCGCGCCGTCTACGAGGCCATCGAGGCCAAGGAACGCGACGCGAAGGCCGAGGCCGAGGGCATCGCGCTTAAGGCCAGCCTGCGGACCGAGACTGAGCGTCTTGCCGACGAGCTGAAGCACCTGGACGAGCTTTACCGGGCCGAGGCGATCAGTGCCGAAACCTACGGCCGGGCGGTCATGGAGCAGGCGGGAAAGGGGTTCACCGAAGCCCCCAGCCTGACAGGCTTCGACGATTACGGGGAGGGCGACCGGCTCAGTCAGCAGTCAGAGGCGCTGGAGCAGTGGTATTCCGAACAGCTGGATCTGCTGGAGCAATACCGGCAGCAAAAAGCCGACCTGAACGCGGTATGGGACGAGCGCGAGGCCGAGGTTAAGCGGCAACACGAGGCGGGCCTGGCGCGGATCGAGGGCACCCGTTACCAGATGGCCCTGTCATCCGCATCAGCAATGTTTGGCGGCATGGCGGAAATGACGGCGCAGTTTGCCGGCGAACAGTCAGAGGCTTACAAGGCAATGTTTGCCGTGTCCAAGGCGTTTGCCATTGCTGAGTCCACTGTAAATCTTTGGGCTGCTATCGCAAAAGCAGGAAACAACCCGTGGCCACTAAACCTCGCAGCCATGGCGTCGGTTGCTGCGGCAATGGGCGGACTTGTCTCCAACATTGCCGCCGTCGGCATGGCGCACGACGGCATCGACTCCGTGCCGAAGTCCGGCACCTGGCTGCTGGAGAAGGGCGAGCGGGTCACCACCGCCGAAACCAGCGCCAAGCTTGATCGGGTGTTATCGCGGATCGACCAGGGGCAAGGCACCCCAGGCCCGGCCAAGCCGATGAATGTCAGTGTCTACGAGGCTCCCGGCACCACCAGCACCACCCGGCAACGCGACGATGGCGGGCTGGACGTGATCATTGAGCAAGTCGAGCGGGAAATCGTCGGCCGCATGGACCGGGGCACCGGCGTGGCCGGGTATTTCGACCGGCGCTACGGGAGGCGCTACTGATGGAAGCATGGCCCGGCACACTGCCGCAATCACCCCTGGCCGAATTCGAGGCCGAGCCCGGTTGTGGGCTGGCGGATGAAAAGGAAGAGCGCAACCCACAGCGGCTGCGCACCTACCCCGAGCGCGACACCAGGTTTCAGATGATGATGACCGCCGCGCAGCTGGCGGCGTTCCGCGCGTGGTGGGACACGACCCTGAACCAATCCGCCCCGTTTACCGCGCCCTGGCTGGCGGCCATGGGCTACGGGTTCCATTTTTTGCGGCTGCGCGAGCCGCCGAGCTGGTCGCACCTGGGCGGTGGCCGCTGGGCCCTGACGCTGCCGGTGGAGATCATCGCCGGGGTGGAGACGGACGGCGACGGCAATCCGGCAATCTACCTGCCCGAGGAGACAGAATAATGGCGGCATGGCCCAGCAACCTGCCTGGCCCGCAGCGCACCATCAGCGTCCGGCCGGGCAGCAATCTGACCCGCCAGACCTGGCAGAGCGGCCGGGCCGAGGTTCGCCGGTTCGGAGCGGGCGCGCCCGACCAGGTAACGGTGCAGTTCCGGCTGTTCAACGAGGATTGCGCGGCGTTCCAGTATTTTTGCGATCGGACAGCCAACCACGGCGTCAACTGGTTTTCGGCGCCCTGGCTGGCGGCGATGGGCTACCCGTCGCACCGGGCGCGGATTCTGGGCTACCCGAAGCGCAAGGGGAGGGGCGTGCGGTATTCCGATTACTCGGTGACGCTGCTGATCCAGGATGCCGCCTCTGCGCCCGAGGATACGTTCTGGCCGAGCGCCGGGCCGGGGACTGGCAGCGGGGGTGAGCCGTCGCCGGCGGGACTGGTGGAATGTACCGGGCATTTATCGGCAGCATATCCGGCGCCGACAGACGTGCAGTTCGTGCTTGTGGATTGCGAGGCGCTTACCGGCATCTGGGGCGGCATCACCGACGGCGGGGCTCTGCGGCTGTGGGGAGTGTCAGTGGACTCTAAATATCCAGGCTGGGCGGCGATTGGCGGACTGATAGATATCGCGTTTAACTGCTACTGTACCTACTCCTCGGTGACGTATGGCCTCTACTATCTGACCTCATCGGGCGTGATCGGCCACCTCGGCACCCCCCGGGCTGGCACCGGGTATCCGACCAGCGCGGGCTACACCAAGATTTGGGCCAGCGGGAGGGTTGGCCTGGCGCAGAACGCCGATGGCCTGATCGAGGCGTGGGGCGGTTCCGCGGGTTCCTATTTTCCGTCGGGCGTGGACATTTATCGCCCGGTGCAGGTCGCGTTCTTTGAACAGACCGGCCTCGGGGGGATCGTCGATGAAAACAACGTGGCTCACAGCCTAATTCCATCCGCCACCCGACCAGACAGCTTTGACAATGTAGCCGGGGTCGAGCGGGTTCTCGTGCCGACTGGCCCAAATTGGGGGTATTCGCTTTACAATACCGACGGCACCTGGACTGACAAAAATTCCTACGTCATGACCACCGGCCGGCCGGCGGGGCTGGTTCCGGTATTTCTGGAGGGGCACTACAGCAGCACCAGCAAATATGTCGGTCTGGCCCAGCACCAGGACGGCCAGTTCCTCTGGTGGGGGGCGGGGATCTCAACCCCTCCGCCCACTTCCGGCACCAAGACATTTCTGACGGGTTATAAGCAGTTCCGGGCGACGACGAAATTTGTTAGCTCCGGCAGCACTCAACTTCTCACCGTCTCAACCATCGGCATCTTGCCGCCAACATAGGGAATAGCCATGCTATACGCACAGATCAACCCTGACACGCTCCAGATGATCGGCCGCGCGCAAACCCTGCCGCAACGCTTCACCACGGCGGGCGGCGCCACCATCAACGGCTTCGACACCCTCCCGCAAGCGGCGCTGTTCGGCCTGGGCTGGGTGCCGGTGGTCTATGAGACGATCGGCAACCCCGAGACCCACCGGCACGGCCTTGCGCCGGTCTACGACGGGGAGAACCGGCGGTTCGTCTTTCCGGCCGTGGCCCGCGACCTCGATACGCTCAAGGCAGAGGCCCGCGCCGCCATCGACCAGGCGGCCAGTGACGCCAGCGCGAGGCACATCACGCAGGGCGTGGGGCAGGAGAGCCGTTATCTGGCCAAGGCCGAGGAGGCAGCTGCCTACCTGCGGGCGCTTGCCGAGGGCCGCACGCCTGACCTAGATGACTACCCGTTTTTACAGGCCGAGGCGACCGCCTGCGGGCGCACCATTGATGCGCAGGCGCGGTATGTGGCGGACACCCGGGTGCGGTGGATGGCCCTCGGCGCGGCCGTCGAGGCGGCCCGCATGGGCGGGAAGACCGCCGTTGCCGCCGCCGAAACCGCCGAGGCGACCCTGGCCGCCCGCGATACAGCCCTGGCCGCGCTGGAGGCGATCTGATGGATATGACCGAGGCGATCAAGGAGGCCTACGCCTACGCCGACCCGGCCGTCACGTTGTACGAGACATTCGAGATCAGTCACAGCACCTGGCTGAACAACATCCTGCTGGTGGACGCCGATCGGGCGCTATCAACGCCGCAGGGCGATTTCCGGCCGGCCACGATCAAGGCGAGCCTGCCGGAAACAGACAGCAGCGTTCGTGGCCAGATGAAGCTGACCATCAACTGTTTGCCGAAGGCCCACCGGGACGCCCTGTTTGCCGCCGCGCAGGAGACGGACCCTGTTTACGTCAAATACCGCCAGTACACCGGCCCCGGCGTGGCGCCGGACGCGGAGTTGCCGGTGTCGTTGTCCGTGGCGTCGATCGAGTTCCAGGGGGATTTTGAGACGGTGGTCACCTGCCTCTACCCCGACCTTGTCAACATCCCGTTCTGTCGCCGGATCATGACCACGGGCATATTGCCGGGGGGCCGCGTGTGAGCCATTGGGCGCTGAAATACATCGGCCAGCCATGGACGCCGGAATGCAACTGCTATGAGTGGTTCCGGCGGATCACCCGCGAGCAGTTCGGCCGGGATCTGCCGCCGATCGGCCTGCCGCCGGACCACCTGGCGAGGCGAGCGGCGCGAATCATGAGCGCCGACGCGGATAGCCTGTTCGGCTACCACCCAACCGCGCACCCGATCGAGGGTGACGCGGTTTTTTTATCGAGTAACGGCCGCACCTCGCACCATATCGGCATGGTGATCTTCCCCGGCCGAAAAATGCAGGTGCTCCACGCGCTGGACGGTCTGGGCGTGGTTGTCAGCGACCTGCCGGCCCTGCGGGCCAACGGGCTATCCATTCAGGGATTCTGGACCCATGAAACTACTGCACAGCACAAACCCGCTTAACCCGGCGGACGCGACCGCCTTTGAAGCGCGAGACGGCAGCACCCCGAATCAGGCCATTGCCGAGTGCGGGCTATCGTTTGCCCGGCCGGTTGTTCTGGTGGTAAACGGCGAGGCCTGGGGCCGGGCGCAATGGGATGACCCGTTTCCGGCCGGGGCGCTGGTGATGTTCGTCGAGATCCCCGGCGCGCTGGCCGTCGCAATAATCGCTGTGGTGCTGTCTATTGGGTCGCTCGTGTATGCCATGTCCATGTCGCCGGGCAGCGCGGGCGACCGTGGCACCCCGAGCAGCATTTACAGCTTCAGCACCGGGCGCAACCGGCTGCGGATCGGCGAGCCATTCGCGGAGTCGTTCGGCCGCCAGCGGATTTTTCCCGATCTGGCGCAGCAGTGCTATGTCCAGAACATCGACAACGACCAATACCTCTACTTCCTGGGGATTCTCGGCGTTGGCCGGTACGACGTGGAGGGCGTCTTTATCGAGAAGACCCCGCTGACCGATTACGCCGACAGCTCCTACCAGGTCGTGGCGCCGGGCGGGTCGCCCGCGCTGATTCCGAACGTGGTCTGGACCTGCAACGAGGCCAGCAACCAGGAGCTGAAGACCGACTGGATTTCCTACGTTGTGTCGGCCGTCGATACCGAGGCGTATTTCCTGGAGTACGACCTGACCTTCCCGGCCGGGCTGGTGCGCTACAACAAGGAGGGCAAGGCGCGCTCCAAAAGCGTGACCATTCAGACGGAGGCACGGACGGTCGACGCCAGCGGCACGGGCACCAGCGCCTGGACCACGTTGGAGACTCAGACGTTCACGGCCCGAAGCAAGGATCCGCTACGCTACTCGCGGAAGATTGCCGCCCCGCTCGGCCCCGGCCGGTACGAGTTCCGCGTCTGCCGCACCACGGAGGCCAGCACCAGTAGCAGCGCCATGGACAAGGTGGCCCTGTCCGGCCTGCGGGCCCACGGCGGGCCGCACCCCGATTATGGTGACGTGACGCTGATCGAGGCGAAGATCAAGGCCAGCGACCAGCTGAGCGGCGACGCCGCCAGCCAGATCAACGTGATCTGCACCCGCAAGCTCTATCCGGTGACCGCTTCTGGCTTCGGGACGACCCTGACGGCCTCCAGGTCCATCGCCGATGTCTGCGCCTACATGGTGACGGCCGACAACGGCGGGCGACAGGCCGACGCCATCGTCGACTTCGCGGCGCTTTACGATCTGCGGGGCGATTGGGAGGCGGCCGGGCATTATTTCGACTATCGGTTCACCTCTGTGCAATCGGTCATGGACGCGGTGGCGATGGCCACCACCTGCGGCCGGGCCGTGCCCTACATGCCGGGCGGACTGTTCTCGGTGGTGCGCGACGAGCTGCAGGCGCTGCCGACCTGCGTTTTCACCCGCGACAACATTGCCGACCTGACGATCACGACCAGCCCCCGGACGCCGGACAGCCCGACCTGCGTCAACGTGACCTACACCAACCCCGGCACCTGGGACGAGGAGGATGTCGTCTGCCTGGCGCTCGGCGGCAGCGAGGACAACCCCAGCGAGATCACCCTGGACGGCTGCGCCAGCAGGCAGCAGGCATACGAAATCGGCATGTTTCTCTACTGGCAGGACCGGCTGGAGCGGACGGCCGTCGAGTTCACCACCGGGCTGATCGGCCACATCCCGAACCTGCTGTCCAAGATTCTCGTGCCCAACACCCTGATTGATTGGGGCCAGGACGGGCTGATCATGGCGGTCGAACCGGGGCTGATCTGGCTGTCCGAGCCGGTCGATTTCGGCGGGGCGTCCGAGGGCGCGCTCTACATCAGCCTGCCCGACGGCGGCAGCGGCGGCCCCTACACCGTGACGCCCACCGATTACGCGCATTGTGTTGTGGGCACAATCCCGGCCCTGCTGCCGCTGAGCGACCACGACCTGAAGGCCACGCGCTACCTGTTCGGCCCGGCGGAACAAGCGCCCATGTTCGTGCGGGTGAACAAGGTTCAGCCGCAGGGGCGCGACAAGATCAAAATCAGCGGGCGGGTCATCAACGACGATGTTTACGCGGACCCCGGCACCGCTCCGGCTGTCGGCTCCAGCGTCGGCACTCCGCCATTACTGTCGGGCCTGTCGCTGAGCCACACGGGCGAGAGCGGCAGCGATCATGCGTTCGTCGTCTCCTGGACCGGATCGGCCGCCAAGGTCAAGATCGAGCTGAACGAGGGCGGCGGCTACGCGACGCTGGAGGACAATTACACCAGCCACAGCAAGGCATTCACGACCACGGCCAGCACCATCACGGTCAAGATAACGCCCTACAACGGCAGCGGCGTATTGCAAACCGGCAGCGCCCAGACGGACGACCATGCGTTTCTGGCGGCGCCGACCGGCCTGGCCGTGGTCACCAGCGACGTCGGGATTTCTGTGAGCTGGAGCGCCTACTCCGGCGCGACCAGTTACGATGTGGCGATCGAGGTCGGCGGCGAGGAGGTGCTGGGGACCGACGCCGAGGGCACTAGCACCAGCGTGACCATGCAGGAGCTGGAGCTGTCTGGCGGGCCGTGGGATTCATTCACCGTTTACCTGTCGGCCAACACGGCCAGCGGACCGACGGCGCGGGCGTCGCTGGCCGTCAATGTGGCGGCCCTGGCCGCGCCGGCAACGGTGGATTTTCAGGCCCGGCTGGCCAACGGGGTGAGTCTGTCGTGGGACGAGGTGGCAAACGCGGCGGAGTATGTGGTGTGTTACGGCGGCTCATCGAGCGGCTTCACGCCAACGCAAAGCAACGTTGTCTACCGGGGCAGCCAGCCGGCCGCGACCATCGGCGGGCTGGCCATGACGGGCAGCTATGCCCACCATTTCAAGGTCGCGGCGCTGACGGGGCACGGCGAGGCGTTCGGGGATCTGAACTTCTCCGGCGCACTGACCGTGACGCCGGCGACAGCGGACGTTTCGGTCCACACGGTGACCGGCTCGGGCACATTCACCGGCCCGGCCGGCGGGAGCAGCTATACCTACCAGCTGACCGGCACGGCGACGGCCACCGCGGCAACGGTGACCGCCTCCCTGACCGGCGGCGGATCGGGCAGCGCCTGGTGTTCCGGCGATGGCGGCGGAAACCCGACCAGCGCCAGCCTGACGGCGACCAGCAGCGGTAGTGGCAACAGCTGCACGGTGACGATTTCCGGCGGGTCGTTCAGCGGCACGCTGATGATCACCAAGATCAGCTAACTTAAGAAGGAGAAGAAAATGGAACTCACACTCACAGAGATTACAGCCTACGCCTCCGTTGCTCTGCTGATCGGCTCCGAGGTCATCGCGCTGAACCCGAAGTGGAAAAGCAACTCCTGGGTGCAGCTGGCCAGTGGCGTTTTGCGGAGGCTGGCCGGAAAATGAAGCGACCGATTATTCTGCAGCCCCAGGAGCACCTGCCGTTCCGGGCCGTCGGGACGCGGTTGTCGCGGCTGGAGACGGACGGTGATCTGGTTTTTTGCCACGCGGGCAAGCTCCGCCGGATTCGAGCCTTCGCCGGTGAAATCACCGACGGGGCCAGCATTCCCCGGCTGGTCTGGTCGGTGCTGGGCCTCGCGCCTCACGGTGTCATGGACACCCCGGCACTGTTCCATGATCTGATCTACCGGCACCGAGGACGGATGCCAGCGGGCGTCTACCAGGTCCGGGACGGCGCGGTGTGGCGTGATTGCCGTGAGCCGATCGGCCGGGGGCTGGCCGATGCCCTGCTGCGGGGGCTGTGCGAGAAGTTCAGGATTCGGCAGGCGGCGCTCGTTTGGGCGGGCGTCCGGGTCGGCGGGTGGTGGGCCTGGCTCCGCGACGATCGGGGCCGCATGGAGAGACTGACAGCGGGGGGCCAATGGACTGCAACAACCCAGCACAAATAACGCCCTGTCCGCAGGCGGTGGAGGCGGCGGAAAAGGCCGTCGCCAAGACCTTCGCCATCCTGGGCGTGGACATTCACGACCCGGCGCAGGTTGCCGAGTTCCAGGATGATCTGCGCTTTGGCCGGAAGGTGCGGCGGTCGTTCGAGCGGGGGCTGTTCCCCGCCTTTCTGACCATTATCGGGCTGATTGGCGCGGCGTTCATCGCCGGGCTAAGGTTTGGAAAATGACCATGACGGACCTGGAAAAACAACTGATAGAGGACGAGGAGCTGGCGCTCAAGCCCTACCGCTGCCCGGCCGGCAAGCTGACCATTGGCGTTGGCCGCAACATCGAGGACGTCGGCATTACAAAAGAAGAGGCGCTGGTCCTGCTACGAAACGACGTCGCCCGCTGTCGGGCGGCGCTTGCGGTGCTGCCCTGGTTCCCGGCGCTTGATCCGGTCCGGCAGGACGTGCTGACGAACATGTGCTTCAACCTGGGCTTTGCCGGTCTGTTGAAGTTTCGCAGGATGCTGGCGGCCGTCGCGACCGGGGACTACGCCCTGGCCGCCCGCGAGATGCTGGACAGCAGATGGGCCAAGCAGGTCGGCCGCAGGGCGCTGCGGCTGGCCAAGCGGATGAGGGGAGGGGAGTAAAAGCATTTCTTCATCGTTGAACTTTGAGTTGACAAGTCTTCCCAAATGGGAAAAGCTCCCAAACGGGAACCCTCAAAAAGAGGGCTGTTCCTTTCTTGACAACCCAACCGCCACGGGCTAGGGTGCCAATGCTGCCGGCAAAATCCGGCAGCCGGGTTTGGCGACCCGAACCAATTGGCGGATACAGCCGCCGCATGTTTTTTGGCGGTGTTTTTGTGTCCAGCATGGTCTGCTCTGCTTTGTCTGGGCGGCTGTGTGGGGAGCCTTCGGGCTCGCCGGTTTGCCTTTTGGCCGGTTCGCCAACCCGCACGGTCGCCCTTTTTGCGTTTGGCGACGCAAAGGGGCAATACCCCCCCCCCCCCCCCCCCACAAAAGGAGCACAGCCATGGAAACCGCAGCACAGCCCACCGTATTTTCGTTTCAATTCCACAACAGCGCAGAGCACAAAATCAGGACCCTCTTGCACGAAGACGGTTCGATCTGGTTCGTGGCTAAGGACGCGTGCGAGATCCTTGAGATGGGCACGGAGCAAATACGCCGACTTGATGACGACGAAAAGGGTCTGCGTAAAGTTCCTACCCCTGGCGGCAAGCAAAGCCTAGCTGTCATTAACGAATCCGGCCTCTACACCCTGGTGCTTCGCTCCAACAAGCCACAGGCCAAGCCGTTTCGCAAGTGGATCACGGCAGAGGTGCTGCCGACCATTCGCAAGACCGGCAGCTACTCCTTCGTTACCCAGTCCCAGGGGCCAGCCACGTCGAAAGAGGTTGTCGCC